GACTTGATGCACTGCTAAAAAAGCAACATTTGCTGGAATCACTACAGAAGGGAAACTTAAATCAGAATCATTACCATAAGCAGTATTACCCGCCGTATCATGTATCCAAATGTTATCTTGTATATTGCGTGCGCTTGTAGAAAAAGCATTATATTTGATATGTACATATTCTGTCTTGTACTTGTTAGATCCTAATGATGTCATTGTTGTTTCACCAGCAAAGATATTTTGTATAGCCTCTATTTCATGACCAGCTATAACAATAATTGCCCAGTAATCACGGTTATAACCGTTTGTAGTATTATTAGCATTTTTATGCGCTCCTGTATCTTGCCAAATAATATTACCGCCCATTTTATGTTCACCATATATCTCTGGAACAGGTGCAATATTTGATTTATTAGTTTGCAGCTTTGCACCCGCATAACCCTCAACGCTGGCAATATCGACTGCGCTGGCCATAGAATCAGAAGTGCTTGATCCAACCAGTGATGCGCCAACAAGTACGACGCCAGCTGTAGCAACGGCTACTGCTCCAGCCGTTGCAGCAATACCAAGACCGCCTAAAAGTGCTGGTGCTAATTGTGGCGCAAATACAATAGCTGCAATTCCTAAAATTGGCTTTATAACGTCACTCATGATTAAGCCTCATTAATATTGCATTGTTTTCAATACGCCTTGTAACCACACCTTTTTCAATATGATCATATGTCCAGTAAAAAAACTGATTAATACAAACGCCAACGCCGCGATCCCAAAGAATGACATCATCAGTTTGTGCATGTTTAACGCGCTGACAAAAACTATCAAAAAAACTAATATGATCTTTACGCGCTAAAAATTTATTTTGATGCTTTACAAAAGCCTCAAGATCACTCCAAGTCCATTTACCCCAGACTTGTGGTAAATCGTATTTTTGATCTAAATAGCTAATGGTTTCTGTAAAGCAATTTTTCATATTAAACCGTCTTTTGTCTGCCCCAAAAAATACTCTCAGAAATAGCATCGACTATGCTCACAAATTCGTTCTGGGAATAAGTGCGAGCTGGATAAGGCTTTTGCCAATAAGTGAATTTAGTAGTCAGCTGCGCGTTAAAGGCTTTTGTGGTTGCATTAAAGGTATCAATAACGCCTTCAAATAAAACGTAACTATCTTTAGTCAGTCCAGATATTTCTAATCGAGGGTAAGCCACAGATGAATTTTCACTAATGCCATAATCATAAGACTGACCATCGACTGTTTCACTGGGCGGCGTTATCAGTACGCGCTGTATTTTAGCTCTGTTATTACGCCACTCTTTTGCCAGTGCAGTCGCTGTTAGCTCTTCATTAATGTTATCAATGGTGACATTAATGCTATCGGTTGCCATTGTAAAATCCTCCGTTAAACGATCAAAGGTAATGGCTAATGGCGTGTACTCATTAGTGCCATCATAGACAAACACGTCATGATCTGTAAAACGCAAAGTTTCATCAAAAGATCCAGCAAGGGTGTACATATCAAACTCAAAGAGATGAATCATGCCCATCTGCTCATTGTTTCTAACATTTGTAGTCACTGTCTTACTCATAGCAGCTCCACAATCTTAGCTTTGCAGACATAGCGATTGTCTAAAAGCCTTTCAAATTTAAAACTATCTTCCATAAATCCAGCATTGGTTTTAGTGCCAGATCCTAATCCATTTGCGCCCTCTGGCGGCATACCAAACTGCCCCATGATGCCGCCTTTTTTACGATAAAAAGTGAGCAATGTTAAAAACTGACTTTCTGCTAAATGCCAGTTCAGCTCCCAGACTTTTCTAAGGCCGCCTTTATCTTTTAGATGCCTTGCAGAATTGCCAATGTTAGAAGCATTAACATTCGTTGTATATTCAAAAACAATCTTGTTTGGCTGCGCTGAATTTAAAACGGTTGTAAATGACGTATCACTAGAAGTTACAGGTGAATAGCTAGAGCTTTGTGAAAACTCGTTTTGATACTGAGTGTAGTTAAAAAAAACCGAAGTAATCATTTTAATTTGACCGCTATAAATTTGCGGCGCAACAACAGTAAATTTAAATTCTTTAAACGCCCAAACGCTTGCATTTAGGCCAATCGATGTATCTCTAAGATCGTGTATATCATCCGCATCAATAATCACAGTAGAGGCGTGATTAGCTTCATAAACAGTCACTAAGGCATCAAACTGACTCTTAGTAAGGCCATCGTAGCTTATATCCATTTCAATCGCTGGAACACTGTTTCTGATAATGCGCTGATTGTTCGCATTATTAAACTCTAATTGAGAGCCTTGTTTAGTCCATTCTTCAACTCTTATTTGGTTGTGATTGGCCATAATGGTTGATGTAATATTATTCATTAGCCTACCATCTGTATTGTTCTTCTAACCGATCCATTGGTCAGCAGTGAATTGTTAATCACAGATTCAATCGTGTCACGGTTATTAACTAAGTAAGTATTAAAGCTGGCTGCATCAATTGCTTGCACATTAAAGTTGATTTCAGCAGTAGTATGCTGCGATGATCCGCCCAGCTCATGGTTTGGAATAATTGTGCCAGCGCTATCAGGTACAAAAAGCTCTGCACCCTTCTCGCCTACAATGGATGGCCTTCCAACAGGAGGCCTACCACCAGCAGCAAAGAATCCGCCAAATGCACCTAGTAGTGCTTTACGCAGTTGCAGCCTTATAAGATCTGCTAGTATGGCTTTAAATAAAGACTTCCAATTAGTTTTAACGCCCATCATCATATTGACAATGGCATCTTCTGCGCTTTGGAGTGCGCCTTGCGTAATAGTTGCTAAAGATAAGCTGCCATTTTTAACGCTATCAAAATAAGATTTAAAACCATCTTTCATCTTATCCCAAACTGTCGCTTCTTCTGCCATAGCTTGGTTTCTTTCAATATGATCACCAACTAATTTAAAATTAGGAATAGCCTCAACTAAAGATTTATTTAAATCTCTGTATGATTTAGCTTGCTCCTCAACACTGGTTGTGCCTTCATCGATAGCTTGACTTGCAGCAAGATTTGCGGCTTCTAAAACGTGTATTTGATGCACTAAATCAGCTGATAATTCTTTTAATGCCCAAATTTCATCAAATAAATCAACAGTACCTCTTTTAGCTTCATCAACACCTCCTAAAAAGTTTGGTATAGCTTCACGAATATCTGCAATAAAATTAATGATGCCATTAGCAATTTCTTGAAAAGTTAATAAAATAGACTCACCAGCAACAATAAATGAGTTTGCCATTTCAAGAGCTAGTTTGCCAACGCCTCCGCTTTCGCTAATTTTCATTTCAAAAAACTCGCGAAGAGAATTTGTAATTGTTTCTATTAAAGGAGCAATGTAAGCTATAGCTTGCCTAAACGATGATGTTAAAAATGAGCTTAACCTTGTAATAGCATCATTAGCCTTTTCTACGCCTTCAGCGGTTTCAGCAGACATCACTAAACCTAATTTTTCAGCTTCTGCCATTGCCTCACTCATAGCATCACTACCGCCGTTCAGCATATTGATCATTTTTGCCCCTCGCGCACCAAATAACTTATAGGCAAGATCTGCTTTTTCTGTTGCGTTAGTCATATTAGCAGTAACATCAGCAACATCAGCCATTACTTCCATAACGCTTCTTAATGATCCATCAGTATTTTGTACTGAAATTTTATGTTTTTCAAAAACGTCTTTAGCAAGACCAACGCCCCTAGACATATCAGCCATGTTGATTGCTAATTTTTGAACTGCTTTATCTAACTGAGTTGACTCTAGTCCGCCAAGTGATGCAGCATGTCTAAGTTTTTGCAGCTCTTCAACACTAACGCCAATTGCTCTAGACATTTTGGCCATTTCATCAGTAGCATCCATTGACTTTTTAACAAAGAAGCCAATACCCGCTATACCCGCAGCAGTTATAAAGCCTGTTTTCATTGAGAAAATAGCTTTTGTAACGGATTTTAAAGATCGACCAATTGCTTTAAAAGCGCGTTTAGTTTTATCTTCTAATCGTATTACATACTTTGCTGTTGCGGCATTAGCCATGTTTACTGTTCCTTTTTATGTCAAAGTAAGCTGCCCATGCGACAAGTTCTGTCGTTGACAACTGCATTATCTCTTCGAGCGACTTGTGTAAAACTTCGCCCAGCTGCAAACAAAAGTGCAGATCGTGATCTTGCTTTATTGCTTTTTTGCTTCATCTACCGTTGACTCGTTATCTGCAATTAGCTCAACCACTCTTGATACAACTTCAATGTCATATTCACGCAGCATTTCTTGAAGCTCTGCTGGCCTCCATATTGGATTGCCATCTTTATCAAGCGCTCTCATAATAAGTGACATACACACACTGTCAACAATTTTGCCTTTGTCATAAAGGCTCATTATTTGACCTTGCTTTTTGCCATTAATTGCAGCTTTGTAATAAATGGTATCGCCCCATTCTGGAACTTCTACTGACAATAGTTCGCCAGAAAGTTTGTCCTTAAATTGGGATTTTGCGTTCTCCTTAATACTCATTTGTTACACCGTAGCTAGTGTCAATGCACCAGTGCCTCTAAATGTAAAACTTACGCTAACAATATCGTCCATTGCAGCGCTGCGATCAACTGACTCAACAAGACCAGTGCCTGTGTAGTATTTATCGCCCGTTGTAGCACCTTCAAAATAAAATTTAAGGGTTGCAGATGCGCCGACTGTAAGTGCTGTTTGCGCTGTATCAGTTTCATCTAAAAAACAATCTGCTGATCCAGACCAGTTGGTTGTTCCAGCTGAAAATGTTTGTGCGCTGTCTGATAAAACAGTGGTGTCAATCATGGTTGCGTTTTCCGTAAACTGCCAGCTTTTTAACTCGCCAACTGCATCAGTTCCAACATGCACCAATCCTTCGCTGCCGTTATGTGTTGCCATTATTCTTGCTCCTCTTCTTTAGGTTTAGTTTTAGTTTTTGTGGCTTTTTCTTTAAGCGACCACCCTCTTGCTTCTGCGTTATGCACTTGTGATGGATGCACCACAATTGCCTCAGATCCTTTTTTATACATTGTTGGCATATAACCTCCTTATGCGATAATAGTTTCTACATCTGTTTTATTAACGCGATACATCGCTAAAAAGCGCATCGTCATTAATCCAAAAGGCTGCTCGGCCTCACCAGACAGCTCAATATCTAAGCCATCATAATCAAAATCTTTACAGGTGTTACTTAGCGTTGTATCACCACTTGCAAATATGGCATCTTCGATCTCAGCGCCAATCTTGTCCAAATCATCTTCTAAATTGTCAGCGGCTTTGGCTCTAACCTCTACCATGACGTTTAGCATTCTAAATTGTTTGTTATGACTCTCATCACCTAGCTCTTCACTAAGCGTATAAATTGATATACAAGGCAGCGCATCATGATCATAAACACGCGAGTTAAACACGTTTGATCCAGTTGTTGTCAATCCTGTTAAGGTTGTTTTCAACTGATCTCTAATTTGTTTTCTCGCATGAGCCATTATTGCCTCTCTAAAATTAGACTCATCAGACCTGTACCATCTGGCTGCCTTCCAGCAACTTTGTAGGTTTTATCAAGAATCTTAATAGTCTTTTCATGTGCTAAATCTTTAACGTCAGCAGCTGCACAAGTAAACACAGGCCTTACGCCTTCAATACCGTTTACTTCTACAAACTGAGATTCAAAAATACCAGCAACGGTGGCCGTACCGATAGTCGCGTTATCGGCCATCTCATCGCTGATAAAAAACTCGTTAAAATCTTCAACAAACATTATTTTTTAGCTGCTGCTTTTGTTTTAACTTCAACAGCTTTATTACTTAGCACTAAAGCCATTCCAAAATCTTTTGACACTTCAATAGTGCTACCTTTAGCATGGCTTTCGCCTTTAATGCCAACTGAAGTATTTAATTTAACTTTCATGTATTGCTCCTTTTAAAATTGGCGCGAGAGAAGGAGAACTAACTCACGCGCCAAAGTATTAACGCCTAATTAATTAAGCAGTTAATGCGTCTAACATTGCCGCGAACGACTGTGCGTGTCTTACTGCAATATCTACATCTTGCAACGCGACTACTCTTACTGTTCCGCTTGCGCTTCCAGTTGAATTGTCAAGTGCAATATCTAGACCGCCCCACATTCCAATCAGTAGATCATTAAAGTTACCAAAAATGATCGCACTCGCTATAGATGATGAGCCTTTAGTTAATGTGCTAGATACTTGATTAGATACTGCTGCGTTATAACCACGCATAGTATTGTTATCACCCCAAACAAATTGTGCTGTTGATGATGCTTTTTCAGTTTGCAATAACTTGCCGCGAACTTTAGAGTTCGTTAGATAGTTAAGCGCGCCATCATCAGCATTGTCTTGAGCTACTTGCGTTTCTAGGCCTACGATATGCGCGTAAGTTGGCGCAGCACCGTTTGTTCCACCCGCAACTGATCCGATTCCAGATGTCGCTAAGATACCTGTTGGCTGGTTGCTTGATCCGCTGCCGTGAATGGCTGCGCGGTCAATTTCAATAGCCAAAGTCGTTGCTAGATCATTACGAACAAAATTCTCAATATCAATTGAGCTTTGCAGTAATAATTTTCTTGATAAGTCAGAGAATGCACCAACAGTTTTTGGCGTCATGGTCACTTGATCAAAGGCTTGAGCTGATTCCGTAACACTTCCAGATTCGGCAACCCAATATGCTGTGCTTCCGCCCGTTTGTCTTGGAACTGCAACATTGCCGTTAAGATCAGTTAGCATTGTAGCGCCTAGATCCATTACAGTCATTTTGTTACGAAGCATGTCGATAAAACTTGATGATAGTAAGTCAGTTGATACTGTATGGCCGCCAGCAGTTGCTGTGCCGACAGTTAAATCACGCTGAACTTCATTCGGCATGAAAAAACCTCTCGCATCTTTACCGAGCTTATCGCCCTGTGCAATTGAGGCTTCTTTTTCGAAACCCGCTTTAGACCAATCGCCTGTTTGCAAAGCGTTGATTGCTCTAACCACTGAAAACTGCTTGGCTTCTTTTGGACTCATGCCAATTGAAGTGTCTTGAATAGCAGCTTTAGCTGGTGCAGTTTTATCAATAGATTTAAGAGCAACTTCTCTAAATTCATTGATGCTTCTGTCGTTGTTTTTGAACTCTTTACCAAGTTCTTTTAGCGATGGGTGTTGTTCAACAACAGCATCGATTTCATTTGATCTTTTAATGTGTGTTTCTACAGCTTTACGAGCGATTGCTCCCTCGTCAATAACTGGAGCTGCCACAACTGGATCAGTTTTTACTTCTTCTGACATTTCGTTTTCTCCACGAATATTTGTAATTAATGTAATATTTTCACCTTCTGCTGCTCGGCTAATACCAATTGAGTTGTCTGCTGGCACACTCACAACACTCACCTCATATGGCTGCCATGATGTTGCTACATACGTTTCTACATCGCCTTCAGAACGGCTTTGGTCAATTTCCATTTCATTGATACGATAACCAATTGAAATGTTTTGACGTATTCCATCAAGTACATCATTAAAAATTTCAGTGCCTCTGGCGCTCTTTGAAAAGCGCACGACTGCTTGGCCGCGTTTACCATCAACCATTGCAGTTTCAACTCTGCCTATTTGATCGCTTGTATTGTGATCCATGAGAAGCGGCGCACCTTCATTCAAACGCCCCAAGTCAACGTGGCTAGGATCGTGCGAAAGCACTTCCATCCCAAACCATCTTTCAACTGGCATATCGCTTGACATACTTAGGCTAACCGTTCTTGCCTCTTCATCAATCGCTTCACGATTAAAATTAAAACTTCGGGTTAAATCACCCGTTCGTATCTGCTTCATTATTTACTCCTTCTGCATTTACTTCTGTTAGAACAATGCCCTTTTCTTTGGCTAGATCTTGTTCATATTTGATCTGGTCGTAAACATCTTCGATGTCACCACCTTGCTCTGCTATTACTTCACTTGAGGTTTTAATACCCGCATTGATTGCGGCAATATTTGCCTGTATGTCTTTTAATGGATCAACCCAGTTCCAGCTCTTAGCTTGCCAGCGCACTTCCATTAAAGAATCGAGCATGGTCATATCTTGGCCAATTGAGTTGGTTAATAATTGCATTGAAAGCCACTGCTCATAAATCGGCTGCATAAAATGTGCAATCATCCAATCTTGTTTTACGCGCCATTGATCACGTTCTTCGATTGTTCCAGACCGAATAGAAGAATAACTAACGCCTTCTAAATCGCTGGAAAGGCTGTTGTAGGCCACGCCGAGGCCACTTGATATGCCGCGTAAAATTGCTTTGTTAAAATCTTTAAAGGCACTGGTTGGATGCGTAGGATCAAACGCTTGAAATGATGTACCCGCTGGAAGCTGCTCAAATATGCCCGCTTCAGCTTCAGTCACTAAATTACCATAAGCATCTTCTTCACCAACAAACGAGTCACCCGCCTCAGACGTGTAAAAACCCATTTTGCAAGCACCAACTCTAGCAGCTACTAATTCTGCCTCTTCATACGCACCTAACATTTGCATTCTGGACAT